TGAAGAGATAAAAATCTTGTTTGATGTATAGCTTTTTTCAATTCTAGGCCATTACTCAATAAAATTCCATCTAATTTACTTACTTGTTCTATATATTGTATTAAAACACTTAAAACCATTAATAAAACATATTTCTTCAATATCTTATTAATAATTTCAATTTCAGTATTTATTATAAAATTTTCAATTAAAAAATCTACATTGCCCTTAGTGATTCCCTTACTATATGCCAGTTTGTAGGTTACCTTGGTATATTTCTCTTTAGTAAATGAGTTAAATCTTAATTTTTTATCTAAAGTGTTTCTATAATCTTTTTTTATACTATCTAATAGAAGTAAATCTTCATCATTAATTTTATTACTATAATCTTTAATTACATAGTCATACCTCACTCCATCCCTTTCAGGGATTGAAATATTACAGTATTCATCTACTAACCCAAATTTACTAATAACTTTGCTCCTGATAGCTAGAATCTGTTTTAAATCATCATAAAAGAACTGTATATGTAAATGAGGGTTATCATAGTATTCTCCTAGCTCTATATTTGCATAATATTTTATATTTTGATTTTTAGTATTTCTTATTAATTTTGTTATGTAATTTTTTATTTCATTGATTACTTGCATCTTGAAGTATTTGTTATCATCTTTAAATGTAAAAGTTAGCATGAGTTTATTTAAGTATTTGTATTTATCCCACATGAAATAATAGTCATGTCTTTTTGAAGCATTAGATTTTTTTATCTCTTTTAATCTATTAACATTATTATAATTATTGTTTTTTATTAAATTATTGGTTATAATACTGAAATCCTTAAATTATTTGACACCTACTATAAAAATTTTGCGATTAATGGTAGTAGGTGTTATTTTTTTTGCTTACTTTTTAACTAAAATCAAATAAACTTCCTTGACTAGAAAATACAATATTCATATCATATTTTAAAGGAGAATTATATTTTTCTATCATTTTTATTTTTACTTTCCATCCGTCATTACTTGGATTAATTCCTTTTTTCTTATTCCCTTTTACTGTGTTATATGTACTATGATTTTGAGCTAAATTAGTACTATCCCCACTATAAAAAGGATATTGTAAAAATATATCAGGGTTTAAGCATCTTAACATATGAATTTTAACTAAAGGGTATCCATCGATATCACAAACTACTTTCATTACATCATTCATTCTTCTATTCCATTGTGTAGTACCTAAAGTATCATAATCCCCACTACTACCTAAAGCAATATAATCAAATTTAGACATTAGCCATTCTAGTCTACCGAAGCTTTCATTTAAGTGCCAAACAGGGACACCTTTAGTTTCACCTCTACTGTGATAATCTTCAATAAGTAAATTATTTTCATATTCTGTTCCATCAATTACATCAGGAATAAAGAAGAATTCTATTTTATCTTTAAAAGGTTGTATCCATAAATAAAATTCATTCCAATCTACTTTTAAATTATTTCTCCAAATAGAAAAAGCACTATTATCTATAATTACTTTATTGCAAAGTTTAAGAGCTCTACTTAAATCTCTTGAATCAAAGAATGGAATTAAGCAATTTCTATTAATCATAGCCATTTCAAAAACTACTTTAGGAGTTATAGGAGTTCCATGGTATTTAATCATTTTGCAATATAACCTTTTGAGTTTGCCAAACATTATAAAGTGGTTGATTATATTTATATAAGAGTGATTGGCGGTCCTCTTCATAAACAACTCTGTAATGTGGTCGAAGACCGCCAAGTGTTAACCACATTACAGAATGTTTAATATCAAAATTATATCAAAAACTTATTTCTTACTAATTTGTGATATAATCTTTTTGTCCTATTATAATTTAACTATTAGAAAAGACATCTTTGTAAAATCCTTAAATTTTATTCCCCTTTACTGTCACTAAAGGGGAATTTTTAACATCTAAAACCTCTTATATTTTACAAAAACAGTCTTTTATCGGTTCATCTGAAAAATCAAATAAACTTCCTTGACTATTTTTTAATTTAAATTCTAATTCCATATCATTACAAGTTTTATTGCCCATAAACCAAAATTTATTTATAATTACTTTTCCACTATCTTCCAACTCTTGTAATTTTAATTCTCTTTGTTTCATATTTTCCCAAACATCTGGATAATTAATATAAACTTGATACCATGATTTATCTGATTGGAAAGGACACATAGCGCAACCAGTTCTACTAAAGTGCTTATATAATGGATTTTCCATATCTTCATTAATTAAATAAGATTTACAATCATCTTCTGACATAGGAAATAAGTCTTGAAGTGGGTATGAGTATTTAAAATTTTCAGTTTCTTTAATGCTTCTATTTTCACCTTTTGTATATCCAATATATATAGTTATTTCTTCATTTTTATACTTTTTAGCCAAATATCTATCTATTGGATGAACTTTAGATTCTCTTCTCCAATAACACATACCATCTTTTGAAGGAAATCCTCTAATCATTCCTAATCTTTTAGAGCTTTCTTTTTTAATGGATCCATAAGCCCAATGATCAAAAGTTAATTTAGGTTTTAAAATAGTAATATCTTTATTATATTTTCTTTTAAAATAATCTTTTAATTTTTTGATATAAACATACATTTCTTTAAATTCTTCCAATGTATCAGTAAATATAATTTCATCCAATGGATAACCATTTTTTAGAAGTAAATCACACATTGTAGTGCTATCTTTCCCTCCACTTATTGTTGCTATATATTTCATCTTTAAAACCTTTTAACTCTAGAATTTGGAATACTTGGAAGATTAGACAATACTTGTCTATTGTATTCATTGAAACTTTCTTCACTGCATTTGTGTAAAGCTTTTTCAAAATTATTCTTTAACCAGTTTTTACCTTTTGAAGTCCATCTTAAAGATAGAAAAGTTTTATTATCATTATTAGGTTGAGATTCTTTAATTTCAGTTAGATTAAAGCCTTGATATTTAGAATTTAATACATAAGTACCATTGTTCTTATATATCACACTAGACTCAATCAAAATTTTATTTAATAGTTTTGCTGATATATTAAAATCTTTTGCTATTTGAGTAGCTGTATATGTATTATGACTATGTACAACATTTGTAATAAATTGAGATTGTTTTTTATTTTCTAAAAGTAGAGTTTGATTTTGTTCTTCTAAGTTAGCAGCTAAAAGTAAAGCTTCATGAAAATTTTGTGGAACTTGAAAAGTTTTATTTTTGTTTTCAAGTTCTTCAAGTCTATTTATAATTTTCATTCTCAATTCAAAAGAATATCCACTTACAATTCCAAGTGCTATATTTTTAGGCAATAAATATTGTTTTTTATTTCTATTTAAATTATCTAAATAGTTGCCCTCAAATTTGAGGGCATCATTTTTTAATTGACTTTCAATATCTCTTATAATATTATCATGTCTTTTATTTGTAATTTCAGCTATTTCTCTACTTGATATTAAAATACCATTATTTTGAATTTGAATTGTTAAATTCATTTTATTCTTTGAGGTCTTAAAATTTTGATTATCTTTATAGTGTGAGTAAGCAGTTGGAGTTCTCAAGCTTCGACCGCAATAAAACACTTTATAAAGATAGTGGCAGTCAGGTGCTTGAGAAACCTATACACTATCTTTATAAAATATTCATATTGAAAAAAAAGAGATTGAAAAAAATCAACCCCTTTAATACATAAAACAATTATAAAAATTTAATAATAGAAAGTATAAGCAATTAATTATAAATTTAAACTTAAATAGGCTTAAATTTATCCAAATGTTGAAAATGATGGCTATCTTGTATTGCATAATAAATTTTTGCAACTTCATCAGTAGTTAAAATATTAACTTGTTTTATTATTTCACATGATTCTCTTAAATTCTCAAATTCTTGTAAACTATCTTTTAAATCTGAAACTTCAGATATTAACTTATTATTATGAGTCTGCAAATCTAAAACTATATCTTGTAATTCATTGATTTCTTTATATCTACTTTCTAAAGCACTTATTAAATCTTCTTTGAACATATTTTCATATTCCATTTTAAGCTCCTGAACTTTCAACATAAGGCATATTAATCACTAAAAGTGAACCATTAGCGACACAAAAAGGTAAATTATTAGCATTTATACATAAATCAAACAATTCATTATCTACACTATTTAAAGCATTTAAAAACTGATTAGAACTAACTTTAATTGATATTGGTTCTTTGCATTCTTGAACTAACTTAATTTCTGCATTACTAATTAATTTTCCCTCTCCTGATTCTAATAGAATAGCATCAGTATCAAAGGTAATTCTAACTAAATCTTCAAGAGCTGTAATAAGTTTAATATTTTCAATTAGTTCATTTGTTGGAACTTTAAATTTAAAATTATGACTAGTAGAAATTACTCTTTTATAATCTGGAAATCTACCATTAATTAATTTAGTAGTAAAAATCATATCTTTTGCTTTAATTTTTAAATAAGTTTCATTATGAAAAATATCACATTCATGTAAAATTATCTTTTGAATCTCAACTACTGCACTTTTTGGAATTAGAATTTGTGATTCATTTTCAAATTCTAATCCAGTATCATATACACTTAACGCTCTTGTATTTGAAGAAACAATCTTTAATGTTTTACTAAAATCAAACAACATAGAGTTTAATTCATGTTTTGGATTATTAGAATCAACAGAAAATAAAGTTTTTTTAATTGCATTATAAAGCAAATCATTATTTATATTAATATATTTCATATCATTTTCACTAATATCTATATTAGGATAATCATTAGTAGATAATGTTTGAAGTTTTAAATTACTTCGACCTTGTTTTATTGTAAGTTCATCACCTTTTAAAGTGAACATAACCTCGCCACTCTTTAATCTTTTGATAGTAGTCAATAGATTGTTACCATTTACTAAAAACTTTCCATCAGTTGCATCATAGACACTTGTAATATCAAGTTTTAAGCTAAAATTATAATCAGTAGCACATATTGTTAAAATACAATTGTCTACTTCTAAAAAATAATTAGAAGCTATATTTTTAATATCTTTTTTTTCTAAAAATGGACTAGATTGTGTTAAAGAATTTTGAAGTATTGTTTTATCTATTTTAAATGTCATTTATTTTTCCTTTTATTTTTATAGAACTATTTGAAATTAATCAAATAGCCCTTTTAAATTTACTCTTTCTTTTATAGCCATTTCCATATTTTTTGGAATTTGTTCAAAATACTCTTTTTTAAGTTCACAAAGTATAGCTTTTCTACCCATTTTTAAGGCCTGATAACCTTCACTACCAATGCCACCAAACCAAGATGCAATAGTATCACCTTCATTGCTCCATAATTGTAAAGCTCTTTCTATTACATCTAATTGTAAAGGGCATATATGTCTTTCATCTTTTTCATTTCTACAAGAATTTTTTTGAAGTGTATTTGATGGATTAATATCCATCCAAACTGGACTAGCATATCTTTGCCAAGTTTCAATACTTCCTCTATTTAATCTTCCATTTTCTGCATTAAATTCAGCATTTTTATCAAGTATATCAGTTCCATTATAATATTCAAACCCACCTTTTATAGGTTCAATATTATCTCCTAGTTTTCTCATAGTAACTAGATAATCAGGGATTCCCTGTCTACTCATAGAACTATCTTTAACTATTTGCTTATGAAGTAATCCTAATGCTTTTGTTCTTTGTTGTGCAATAACTGGATCTTTCCAAATACATACTTCACTATGAAAAACAAATCCAGCATTTTCAAAAATTTTAACCATTTCACCTCTAAAATCATGAATACCAATAAACCCATCATTTTGTTTTGATGTTGGTAAGTTCATACAATGAAATGATAATAATCTACCATTCATGCAAACTCTATACATCTCTTTAGCTAAGTATTCAAAATGTTTATAAAATTCACTTCTACTTCTACTATTTCCCATATCTCTATCGCTATTTGAATATGTATATAAACTAGCAAATGGAGGGCTAAAAATTTGATAGTGAATACTATTGTCTGGAATGGCTTTTATTACTTCAATACTATCTCCATTATATACGGCATATTCATCAGTAACTACTTGATCAATAACTTTTATATCTTTAATATTTCTCATTTTTTATATCTCCATTTTTAAGAATTTAGGTATTATTATATTTATTTGAGGACTGTATTCATCTTTTTCACTTGAAATTGATTTAATTTCTTTTAATGTAAATTTTTTACTAAATACAACCAATTCATCAATCATTTGTAAAAATTGTTTTTCTTTTCTAATTTGATTTTTTTTAACATTTCCCTCCGCTTCACTTATTACAATATGAACATTAACATCATTCTTTTGACCAAATCTATAACATCTTCTTTCAGCCTGAAAAACCTGCTCAAAACTATCACTTAATCCTGTAAAAATCATATTATGGCAGTGTTGGAAATTTAACCCATACCCAAAAATCGAGGGCTTACTTATAAGAATAGGAACTTCTTTATTCATCCATTTTCTTAAATTCTCAATCTTTTTTTCATCTTTTGTTGCACCTCTGATAGATACACATTTATCACCTAGTAATTTTTCAAGTAAATCTTGTTCAATATTTAGGTCGCACCATATTAATAAACTTTTCATCCATTTTCCTTTAAATAATAAATAGCATTTTCAAGTAATAAAGTATCATCTTTAAATTTACCTAATGCTAAATTACAGTTTGAGCATAAAATTCCACGAACTTTTAGTGAGTTATGGCAATGGTCTATTACTGGAAACATTTTTTTATCATCCATATTAGAATATCCACATATTCGACAAGAGTGGTTACTATCTTCTAACATTAAATTATATTGCTCTAAAGTAATACCATATTGCTTTAATCTTTGCGACTTTCTCATTAATGGATTATTCTCTTGCCACTCTTTAGCTTGTTTTTTAGCAGCATTTCTAACATTTTCATCATTAGCATATTTTTCTCTACAAGCTTTATTTTTTATATCTTTATAAGCATCTTGACTTTTTTTTACTTTATCTTTATTTTGTAAATGCCATTTTTTATTATAGATTGCTCTTTTATCAGCATTTTCTTGTTGATATAAAACACTTTTTTTAGAATGACATTTTTTACAATCACCTCTTACTCCATCTTTGCATTCTTTACATTTTGCAAATTCATCTAAACTCTTAAAATCTAAACAAGTTTTACATTGTTTATCTTGCATATTAACTCCTAAATTAAACATATAATATTATACAACTTTAGGAATTAATTGTCAATGATTTCTAGTGCTAATTTAGCAACCAGTTCACATCGTTCTTGTAATGTATCTCTTCTTGCTTTTCTTCTTTCATTTAATGTTTCTGCATTTATACTAAATAAAGCACCATCAGACGCAGGACTCTTAACCGTATGATCGAATAAAAACTTATTAGGTAAAGAATATTTTATATCTTCTTCTTCCTCATATCCAATATCAGATGGCTTAGTAAATAATACAGCCCAATTAGAAACCCACTCCCAAAATTTATCACGAGCATGACCTTTTAATCTCCATTTTGCAGTTTCACCACCATCATGCACAAAAAAAGTAGCTAACATTTCATGTCTTTGCATTATATTTAAAAATTGACAATGATTCCCAAGCTCCATATAATCATTTGGTGCAGGAGTAGCAGTACATGCAAGTTTATAAGGAGTAAATTCAAATCCACTTATTAATGTTTCAGTAGTAGAACTGGTAAAACCTTTTAAAATTGAACTTTCATCTAATACAACCCCACTAAAAATAGATAAATCAAATTTATGTAATTTTTCATAATTAGTAATATTAATTCCATTTTTAATATCTTCTTGGCATTCGCATAAATTAATTTCCAAATCTAATATAGTTTTAGCTTCATTTACTGTTTGATTAGCAACAGATAAAGGACATAATATCAATACTGGTTTATTTGTATGTATATTAACTTGATTAGCCCATTCACATTGCATAGCAGTTTTACCAGTTCCAGTCATTGCAAATAGTGCAAATTTTCCCTTTTTAAGTGCTAAATATACTAAATCTTTTTGATATTCAAATAAATTTTTAT